GTGACTCTTGCAGACGGATCTACAGAACATTTTGCATTGACGGAGCATGATCAGCTCAATCTTTTTGGCAAGCAGGTCCAGCTTACAGCTGGAATTGAACAGTTAGAGTATCATTCTGACGGTCGGCCTTGCCGGTACTACAGCGCTGCAGATATGAAGAATATTGTTGAAAAGGCCATGTGGCATGTAAGCTATCACACCACATACTGTAATGCCCTCAATATGTGGATCAGTGGTGCGCAGACAGCAGAGGAGCTGCAGCAAATCTTTTATGGCGCTGATGTGCCGGAGCAGTACCAGAGTGAGGTACTCAAAGCATACCTTTTACAGATAGAAGCTATGGCGGGAGATGGTGTAGACAATGCAAAGACTGCTTAATAAGTATCTGTTCCTGGCTGACATGGGCGGTGTGCTTTACGTGCTTATCGAGCTGACCTGGCGTGGTTGGAGCCACTGGACCATGTTTATTCTGGGCGGAATCTGCTTTATCTATCTAGGACTTATCAATGAGATCCTGAGCTGGAATACGCCGCTTTGGCAACAGATCCTGATAGGTACAGCGGGAATCACTGCGCTGGAGTTTTTAACTGGATGTATCGTCAATCTCTGGCTCGGGTGGAACATCTGGGATTATAGCGACATGCCATGTAACATTCTGGGCCAGATCTGCCCGCAGTATACGTTGTTATGGGTGCCGGTGTCCTTGGCGGGAATCGTCCTGGATGACTGGATCCGGTACTGGAAGTTTGATGAAGAAAAACCACATTATACATTGTTTTAGGAGTAAGAAAAGATGAAAGAAATAATGCAGTACATAGCCGCGCACTGGGTTGCGTGGCTTTTTGCAACTGTCTCCGGTGTACTGGCTGCGGCATACCATAGATTAGCGGGACGGTTTAAAAAAGAGCAGATCAAGACACAGGCTATCAATGCCGCCGTGCTTGCGTTGCTTCATGATCGTATCTATCAGGCATGCACATTCTACTTAAAGAGAAAATATTGTACCGTGGAAGACAGAGACAATTTAGAGTACATGTTTAAGCCTTATAAAGCATTAGGCGGAAATGGAACTGGTGAAGAATTATATAACAGATGCCTGGCTCTTCCCTATGAGCTAGCAGAAAGTGAGGGATAATATATGGATTTTGGGATTGCAAGTGTAGCAGCGATTACGGTGATCTGTTATCTTGGCGGCATGGCCTGCAAGGCAACTACCAAGGTAAAAGATGAGGTTATCCCGGTAGTATGCGGAGTGACCGGCGGCATCCTGGGAGTAGCAGGTATGTACCTTATGCCGGAGTTTCCAGCAACGGATGTAATCAACGCTGCAGCCATTGGCATTGTATCCGGGCTGGCAGCAACTGGAGCACACCAGGTCATCAAACAGGCAAGCAAGAAGTAGAAGGAGGTGATCCGACTATCTCCCGCAGGCAGTCCGGGTCATGGCTGTCATTTGCGACGTCGCAATAAATCAGTAGTATAAACCACACTCATATGTTATAATGCCAATGTTACCGCCCCTATACCGGTAAGGAAAGGGGGTGTCTTCAATATGGAATCAGTGCTTTCTTTTATTGTCGCTGTCGCGGCTGGTGTAGCCTGCCACTACATCATCAAATGGTTAGACGGTGACAAATAGTCGGTAACTAGCCTATGGTTTAAGCCACCATACAAAAACGGAATAGAAAAGCCCAGGGAATTGCGGTCCCTGGGCTTTTCGTTTTGCGTCTCCAATACTGGTGCTTTCTTTTTGCCTAACGGCATTATAGCATATGCAAAAAATCTTTTCAAGATACCAAGAGAAAGGAAATGCTATGAAAATATCAGATAATGGATTAAACCTCATTAAAAAGTTTGAAGGATGCCGCCTGACAGCCTATCAGGATGCAGTAGGTGTCTGGACTATCGGCTATGGCACCACTAATGCCGATAAAGCTATTACTGGCACAACTATCTGCCAGGGCCTGAAGATCACTCAGGAAACTGCGGATGAGTGGCTGAGACAGTCTGTGGACAAAAAGTATGGTCCTAAGGTGGACAAGTACAGCAAATATGAATGGAATCAGAACGAATTTGACGCCCTTGTAAGTTTTTCGTACAACATCGGCTCTATCGACGGACTGACTGCTAAAGGCACCCGTACCCGTTCTGAGATAGCAGCCAAGATCCTGGAGTACAACAAAGCTGGTGGAAAGATATTATCCGGCCTCGTCCGTAGACGCCAGGAAGAGCGAAAGCTATTTTTAACACCAGTTACAGTTAAGACCGGCTGGCAGCAGGAGAACGGAGGCTGGCGTTTCTATAAAGATGATGGCTCAGGGGAATATGTCTCTGACAAATGGCAACAAGACGAAGATAAATGGTACTGGTTTGATGGTGCCGGCATGATGGTCCATGACACCTGGTACCAGTACAAAGGTTCCTGGTATTACCTTGGTTCCGATGGTGCCATGCTAAAGGGCCTACAGACGATCAACGGCAAGTGGTACTACCTGGATCAGGACGGTCGCATGGCAACTGAACCAGTAGTCCTCACTCCTGATCAGGACGGCGCTCTCCATTATCCGGGTCTTGTAAAATAATATAAATCCGTTTAAAAACTTAAGGTTTATTTTGCTCTATTAGTCACAATAAAGTCACAAATAAAATAAGAAACCAAGGAAATACAAGGATTTTCGTGATATTAAATTTAAAAAAGACTTAAGAAAAGCTTTATTGGATGTAAGGGGAATATAGTATATAATGAACGCAGAGAAAAACAAGCGGCTGCGTCAGCAGACATTTGTTTTTCTCAAGTCATTAACGAAGGTTCCGCCTGCGTCAGCAGGCAGTGGAGCGCGTCAGCACGGGAACCTGAGTATTAGAGCACAGTTAAAGAAATGATCTTTGTTATAGAAAAGGAGAAATCATATTGAGAAAATATCATTTATACGCAGCAGTATTATGCAGCGCAGCAGTTTTAGGCCTTGGCGGATGCTCCAATAAAGTGGATGCGGCAACCACATTGCCTCTTGTAAATGAGTCAAGACCAGTGGTGGTAGAGTCTGAAGAACCTACTTCTTCTGCAGAAGAGACTACCGTTGTAGAAACTGTAAGCGGCACGATCGAAAGTGCAGAAGAGCAGCCAGAGCAGGCAGAAGACTCTGTATGCCTGTTTGGACCGGCTACCCAGATGGAAGATGGCAGATTATCCATTGACAGTCAGGCAGATCAGGGATATCAGGGAGAAGTGATCTTAAACGTTTCCCAGGAGTCTACTTATGTATTAGACGCAGTTTCCGGTCTTCCAATAGAACTTTCTGATATTAAAGACGGAGACACCATCTACGCTTACATCGGACCGGCAATGACCATGAGCCTTCCGCCAATGACCAATGCGACGATGATCTTTGCCAATGTTCCGGCAGATTTTAAGGTTCCGGACTATGTAACAGTTAAATCAGTAGTGACAGATGCAGCTTCTTCCCAGTCTGTACTGACTGCTATGGACGGCACAGAATATACACTGGCAGATGACTGTGGGATCGTACCGTATCTTACCAGAAATATTGTTACGTTAGATGACCTGACTCAGGGCAGAAAAGCAGTGGTATGGTCTGATGGAGAGAATACAGCAACACGGATCATGGTATTTGCAGAATAA